CTTTTAATTTTTTACTTAAATGTTGTCTATGCTCTTGATTTTGCTGCGCCTTTGAATAATTCTTCTTTGCTTCTTCAGTGTGTTTTCTACCTTTGAGGGTATTAGATACTTTTTGTCTGCTTTTAATTGACCACGGCATTGCCCCGCCGTCGCCAGACTCTGGGATTATATTAGCGAAATCTTTAGATTCTACAATATTCCATAAATTTGAATAGTATAGCCCTATCTCTTTAAGCTGTATTGGATCGTTAGTTTCGAGTAAAATCTCGGTAGTTACATCGTACCCGTGTTTTTTAATATGCCGTTTCCATACAGTGCCTGATCCTTGATACAAATGCGGATCATTGGAAATAGTCTTGCCAAGGTATTTAAACCCTGTCTTGTTGTGAGTTTTTACATAGAGGTAAATAGGCATGCTGATAGTTCCTTCAAAACTGTTAGAGCGGGTGGATGTTGGTGCATCGTGATCCGCACTATTATTTATCACAGTTTGAATTTTCTTACCTTGACTGATATCCATCCGTTATACCATTTATCTTCGTTCAATAATACATCATTATCAAATTGATATTTTGCTTCGTAATAAGACATCTCGGATTTGCTTTTACAATATCTTAGTATTTCTCTCTTAAAAGAATCCTGTCCTAATAGTATCACATCTTTGTTAAGTTCGTCCGATGATCCAAAATAGTCTTGCCAGTCTGAGTTGATTTTGCTTCGAATTTTCTTACGTTTTTTAGTGCCATTCTTTAATTTTACTACTTTATATGTTGTCTTAGCAAACTTTGCGAGCTTTTTGCCCACATACATCTTGCCTGTTGTAATACAAGTAATCAAGTAGACAAACCCGACAACATCTTCGGGTAGTTCTGTAATTTCTTGTCCTTCATAATACCATGTCATGCATGTAGTTATGACTAAAATTTGACATACGCTGAAATTTCTTCAACGCATGTATTAGCCGGCGAAGCCAGACATAAACGAATCATATCAACAACATTGTTGAGATCGTGCCCGTTGCCTGTCCAATTTGACCTGCTTCTGCTTATTTCTGTATCCAATCTATCAAGTGTAATTAGCGTAGTTTTAAAAGGAACAACACCCTGTTTAAAGGCCAACGTACATTGACGACTAGCATGAGATAATGCTGCTTTAGCCACACGGTAAGTTTCAAATGCAGGCTCGGGTGCTACGATAGTTTTTTCGCCCACTGAGCCAATGTTGATAATATGCCCAGTCTTACCGGCAGCATGCCATGCAAAATATACAGCCTGCAACACATTTGTCTGAGCAAAGTTTGCCCATGGTTCATGAGGCGGCCCATCAAATGCGTTGTTAATAAACACATCGTACTGTAAACTTAGCTCTGCAATCTTACCCACATCTTGTGTAATGTCATATCCAGCGTGTCTACTAATGCTTTCTGCTTGTAATCGATTTACAATTTGTAATCCTAACCCGCGATTACCGCCAGTTACTAATGTTTTCATCTTGATGACCCTCCTTGGTCCCATACTTTTGTAAATTTAGATCCACAAATGCTAGCACACTCAAATAAACGTCCTTGGTCGATAGTTTTTTCAAAGCTATCTATTAGGTCATTCCACATAGAGTTGGCAAATATTTCTTCTAATGTACGATTTTTAATATTTAAATCATCAAGCCCGTGTCTGTCCAAAAATATATCAATGGCATTTTTTCCATTAACAAGTCCTAGGCTGTTGGCCCCGGGCAATATAGTAGGATCCTGAAATCTAGCATCGTATCTGTGATTTAAAAAAGTACAAGGTAGTACTGTACCTTCGGCGTTAACCAAAACTTTTTTGCCATGTAATGCATCGCATTTGATTTTAGTGGTGTCAAAGTATTCTTTTAAACTGCCATACTCTTTTTTTAAATTTGGTAAAAATTTTAAGCTGCGATTTCTAAAACTTTCATTGGTAGGAACTTCAAGATGATATTCTACATTACCTTTGCGATCGTGAACTGGCCATGCTGGTAGTTCTTCCATGGTGGCATGATTAAAAAATCTACCAGTATTACGTACCAGTATGTCAGTAAACCCGTAGCGTTGACTTAACTTACGTGCTTCGTCAACTTGATGTTCGTTGTGTTTGAATACAATAAAGTTCCATTGAGCTTTTCCGCCTGCGTTGATAAATGCACGAGCATTGTCGATGACTTTGTTGTAACTTACATTGCGACGGTACAAAGGTAATGTATCCTCTAGTCCGTCGATGCCAAATGCAATATGCCCATATCCGTTCATGACACTGGCAATCTCTTTCCAGTATTCGATATCGTGTACTCCGCCATTGGTATGTATATAAAGCCATACCTGAGGATTTTTTCTTCTGAAGTCTTTGAGTATATCTAAAAACTCAGGATGCATAATAGGGTCGCCGTAGCTGCCGCAGAAAAATACCTGTCGCAGGCGACTAACCAGTTCCGCAGTAAATTTTTCGTCTATAACATTGCGGGGCAAATGCATCAAAGGCATGTAAGGGTTGACAACACCACCGTTGATATTTCTCGGGCATTGCGGACAGGCTGCATTGCAGTAAGATGTTATTTCAAGTTGATATTCGTCTATTAGATTGTAATCAAACATCTGGCAGATCTTTAAAAAAGTCTTTGGCAGCTACCAACACTTCATCGTTAGTTTTCCAAACTTTAGCAATATATCCTAGTCTAGGTTTACGTTTGTCGACAAGCCAGGATGACGCAGGCGATCCAAAGTCTAAATGCCAGGCACCGTTATGTCCTAAATATAAGTTAGGTGTTATAAATTCTGGTTCGTTGGCATCAGGCTCATGTAGGTAGGAAGGATAAAATTTACCCTCCCACAGCTCATTTTTTAGTATATTGTCGTCAATGATAATAGATTTTATTTCTACGTTTTTGTCAATAAGGATAGCACCAGTGTCGTCAAGAACATGATCTTCAACTGTCTTACCATAGTGTATAATTTTAAGTGTATGATTGCCGTCTGGTATACTAAAGTCAAACTTATATGAATCCTGTGCAGGACCGTCGGTCAGTGTCATGTAGTCGTCGACTATGATCTTAATCAAAGGGTCGCCTAATCGTCTCTCAACTGCCAACTCAATTTCAAGTATCATTCGTGGATAACCCCGGCTAATTTCCTAATACGTTCTTGGTATATATCTGTTAGCGTTTTAATTTGATCATCGCCCTTCCAGAAAGTATACCCTAACTTGACTGCATATTCTTGTGCTTCTAGACGTCGCATAATTCTTTCCTTGAGAGTAAGCGACATGTTATCTTCGCACATCCAATCGACTCCTTTGGGTTTTGCACCATTGATACCTATGATTTTTAATTTACCAGGGTCGTCATACATTGGAGCACCTTCCTCAATTGACAATGTACTACCTAAGTTAACTCCAATTACAGTGCCATCTGCTACGTACTTCTGATATCGTGATAGCATTTTTAATGTTTCGTCAAAGTCTTCTCTTGTCTCAGTTGGAAATCCAATTAAGATAAGCATATAGACTTGTATCTTATTTTTACTATACTGCTTCATGTTGTAGTCTAAATCTACATTGGTAAACTTCTTTTGCATGTGTTCTCGCACACGATCACTGCCAGTTTCAATGCCTAGTACCATAGTATCAGCACCACCTCTGCCCATGAGTTCAAAGTCACGCGGCTTAAATGCTCGATCATTGTGTATAATAGCATGACTGCAATATTTAAACGAGCGATCTGGAAGACCGTGTTGTTCATAGTACTGTATTAATCGTGTATTAAACTGTCTAAAGTCTTTGACGCTACCGTTACACAATGCGTCATTGAAGAAAAAATTTGACACTCCGTATCTTTCGTAGTAGTGTATCATTTCGTCTGCAAGCTGATCGCCGGACTTAAATCTAAATCCGCCTTGCATCTTGGGAATGTCGCAAAAAACACAATTACGCACACAGCCGCGAGATGTTTCCATTGGTAACACACCTGTATCGTAACCGCCTTGATACTTTTTAATATCAAAGTCGCTGAAATCCATGAACCCATGTTTTTTAACATCGCTACGCTCGGCTAAAAAATCTGTGTCAATACCAGGTACAAAATAATTGTTAGCAATGATAGCCGGAATAGTAGTTTCAGCTTCACCGCGGATCCAGTGATCTATAAGTCCCTTGTCCTTCATATAATGAGCAAACCCAGGACGATCACTATAGCTGCCGTGATCTTCTCGTATTAGCCCTTGCCCGCCAATGATAATTTCTACGTTACTTTGTGGACGTAATCTTGTTAGCCAATCTACAGCGAATCTTTGAGCTTGCCAACTGAAAATACTGATAAAAATTCTTTTTGGTTTGTACTCAAGAACATTTTTGATCCACTTGTCAAGCCACTGTTCCCAGCATTGTTGAGCAATAGGACCAAGATTTTTATTGTGTATGAATAGATATTCGTCGATCTCATTGAAAATAACTGGATCGATCGATGGTTGCAAACTATCCCAATAGTCAAGATTGATATCTATCACTTTGTTGGTAACGTTTAAGTTGTTTAGTATTGATTTTAAAATCGCAGGAGCAGCTTGCGGTCTTGCTGCCGCTATTCTAGGTATTGATAAAACCAACGCTTCAATCATACATGTTCGATGTCTGTATTATAACTAGTAAATCCGTTTTCCTTGACTACTTTTAGAATATTTTCCACACGACCGGCTAGCTCATCTCGGTGACTTACTAACCAAATACTCTTATTCCGTTCGCGGCTCATTTGTTTAAGTAACGATAATGCAGATTCAACACCTTGAGTATCTAAGCCGTTGTCGATCATTTCATCAATAAACAGCAAGTTAATGGGTTGATATAAGCTTTCGAATACATCTCTAAATGCCCACGACATACTAAGGATAAGTCTGTTACGTTCGCCACGCGATAAATTATCGAAGTCTAGTTCACGTCCTAGTTCTTCGATACTAACTGTTAAATCGTTTTGGAATATCACAGTATGTGGTAATCCAATGCGATCTAAGTAGTGTGTTAGTCTACTATTTAAGTAACTTAGGTTCTGTTCAATAATCTTCTTACGAATAAAACTATCTTTACTAGTTAGGAGTTTAAGCAAGAATTCTTGATGCTCTTGTAACCGAGTCAGTTCGTTCATATGGTCGTAACTGACTTCTTGTAGTGCTTGATTTTGCATATCTACAATTTGTTCACCGTACATATCTGTTTCTGCAGAGCGTGTACCAAGTTCTTTGCGTAATGCTTCTAGACTATTACGATGGTTAAGTGCATCTTCTAAGGTATCATAAAATACAACAGGTTGAGATCCCGCTTCACCTAAGTCGTCAAGTTCGTTTTCCAGTTCTATTATACCAACACCCAGCAAGTCAACTTCGGTACATGCTGTATCAAACTCATCTTGTTTAGCAGCAATAATAGCTTCGTGCTTGTCATCGTGCAGATCCTGCCCGCATGCATGACACTTATGCTCTAGCAATGCAGCTACTTCTGCTGATAACTTGTCAGCAGCTTTCATTTCTCGTGCTTGATCGAGTCTAGCTCTGGCCAACGTTTTCTGTACATCCGCACGTTCCTTGACAAGATTGTTGTATTCGGTAAATGCTTTGTGTGCAGCTAATTCTTCTTCAATATCAATATGTTCTAGGCTGGCAATAGCCGATTCAAGTTTACCGACATCTTCGGTTTGTTTTGACAGCCACATTTTCTGACGCTTACGCAAGCTTTCTATCTGTTCTTCGATTCGTTTGTTGGCTTCTTGTACCGCACGTATACGAAACTCTTCTTGTTGGATAGAGTCTTTGGTAGACTTGTTAAGTTCTTTAATCTTGTCAGCCCGCTCACTTAGCAAGGTAATGCCCAGTAGCTGTTCAATAATAGTACGCTGATCATTTGCTTTTAAACTTAAAAACGGTTCGGTGTAGGTATTTAAGGCCAGAACATGTTTGAACATGTCGTGACTGAGTCCCAGCGTTCTTTCAATGGTATTTTGAGTTTCTCTGCTGTCACCTTGTGAATCATCTTCAATTGCTTGCTCTCGATGGTTAACATAAAACTTTAATACGTTTGGCTTGCGTCCGCGTTCAATCTTGTACTCTTCGTTGCCAACAATAAACTCCAGGCTAACCAACATGTTCTTACCGTTAGTCTTATTAACTAAGTTGTCTTTGCGGATATTACTTAACGCACTACCGTACAAAGCGTAGCTTAACGCATTGATAATTGTAGTTTTACCTGTGCCGTTACGAGATCCGTCACCACCTAGGTCTAAGTTTTCACCAAGTACTAAGGTCAAGTCATGTCGATCAAAATCAATACCTTGTGTAGCATTACCTACGCTCATAAAGTTTCGTACAGTTAGATTTTTAATTTGTATCATAAGTTTTGATAAATTTTCAGTAGTAGCTTGGGATCGTAGAACTCACTTTCGATATTGGTAATTTGGTCAGTGACGATCTGATCAACACTTTCGAACTTGATTTCTCCTGGTGCCATATCAGTATCAACAGCAGAGTTCTTATTAGGTATCAACGCCATTTCTCTGAGATTGTAATCTTTAATAAATGTTTCTTTGATAAAGTTAGCTTCTTCGTAGCTGATTTCAATATCTAGCTGCACACGCACATGCATACGGGGCATTAGCAACTCAGCAGCACGATCAATCACACTACTTAAATTGTACACCCGGTATCGTGGCTGTTCTGCCCAGGCAAAGTACTGATCCTCTTTACCCCATTCCTTGATCATCATACCGCGATTATCATCTCCGGCATCAGCAAAATTATGCGGGAAACAGTTTCCAATATAGTTGATGTTACGCTTTTGTTGACGCAAATGAAAGTGTCCAGAATAAACAGATTCAAAGCCACTGAAGTTGTCTACTTTGAGATCGCCGTGATCGGGCATCTCTACCATGGCATTCATCTTAAAGTGCGGCAACTCAAAGTGACCAAAGCAATACTGCCCTTTGAGTTTTGGTATACGTTTGTAGTCATCTCCAACTAGCCAAGGTGCAATAACAACGTTATCTCTTTCAAACCAATCATTCACAATAGTAATATTGGGTAGATGTTTAGCCCATTCGGCACCATGGATATCACGCTTGTCTCTGTAGTAGAGATCATGGTTGCCCGGAATGAAGTAAAATTGTTCAAAAGCAGCTGAAAGTTTTTCTAACGCACGTACTGAAAATTGAAGTGTTTGTAAGTTAATACTAGCACGATGATTATGCCAGTCTCCTAAAAACATTCCAGTTTCGCAGCCGTTGGCACGGGCAGTTTGGATAAACCAATCAATAAAAGCTTCGCAGTCACGATTGTGAACTAAGCTATTACTTTTTAAACCCCAGTGGATGTCTGTACATATTGCTACTTTTTTAAATAGGTTCATTGTTCTTTGTAGAGTAAAGTATACTCTTCAAGTTTACACTATTTGTAGGGAACAAGTCAAGGCCGTGGCATGCCATTTCGTACCCGCGATTTCTCAATTCCCATTGTATGTAACATTGACTAGGTAACGGTAGCTTTTTATCTGCCCAATCAAACGGAACAGAGCCAAGCGTATTGTTGACAATGTCACTGCATAGTTGATCTTGACTACGGAAATTTTGTAATGATACCATTTTTTGATGTATTGGCAGTATATCGCTAACAGGTTTAGTCCAAACTAACCCTGTGGCTTCTTGGATCCTAGCTAGCACACCTTTGATATCATCTAACAGCTCATTGGTAAAAATAGTCGTACATCTATCATGCTGCCATACATCTGGATGAAACCAATCAACTTGATCATACCAGGCTGGCATAAGATAATAGCTCAAGAACTCTCTCTGTATCCATATAGGAATCTTATCAATTGGTACACTCCGATCCACTGGCCAATTTTGATAAATCTTTTCAGGATTCATGTCTCGTCTAAATTGCTCAGTCCACCAGTCATCCCACACTTTGGCAAAGTTGTTGTTAAGATTTAGCAGTACAGATCCGCGATCAGGATATATGTATAAACACCGATCTACTGAACTCAAAATAGTTTCTAAGTTGTCGGATATAGAATGTTCTTCTCTAGTTTTAGGATGTATGCGTACAAATTCTTTTGGAGGGTCAATGGCATTAACATAGACATCCCAACCGTACATGGTGTTTAAGTGATTGCCACGAAATCCATGACTATTTCCAGCAGTGGCAAATGGTGCCATAACAGGCCAATCTGTCGTTAGCGTGGTCAGCAGCCATTCAAGATAAGTTCCATATGCACCGCCATTGAATGCAATAGGTATAGTATCTTTAATTTGTCTCATTATTGTATTCACTAGGATCAATCGTAACAACTTCACCTGGCTGTTGATACTTTTTAGCAGAATTCTGACGAGTCCATGAAGGATTAAGTCCGTTCATTTCTAAGATATCATCACGGATGTTTTGCATCTTCTTTTCGATGTTTAGAATACGAGTGAAACTATTAGTGATAGCAGCAGTATAATAAGCAAACGGGTTCTGACTTTTTGATTCGTCGAACTGTAATCCAATTTGGCTAAGTTGCAGTAGTGCTTGTCCACGCATTTCTTCATTGTATGTGTATCCTCTCCAGTTGCTACGAGTAGCATAGCGTTCGCACAGCTTTAGAAACATACGTGCTAGCTCGGCTGTCATGTCACCGTGATCCCTACTGTACTCGCCTGTAACTAAGTCGCCCTTCCAATGGCTTTTGCCCACTAGATACGGTTCTTTTTCTTCTGTGATTCTATAATGATAAAACGGAGGAAAGTTAACACGAACATGAGTAGGATCCAATACAATTTCTTCTACTATATCTGCCAACGGATCGTCAATTAACTCGTCGTCGAAACTGACTAAAGCTAGCTTGGCGTTTTTCTTTTTAGCTTGGCTCTTTGGAATTTTCTTAGGTGCCCAGGGTATATGATCCCAACATGTGATTCTAAATACTAAATCTGTGTTGGGTATTTTCTTTTGATCGACTACAACACCTGTTTCGCGTTTGATACGATCTGCACGAGCACGCCTTGCATCTACAATAGTACGTTGATTAATTTTATCTAACGATGGTAAAATAATATCGTATTGATGATCAAGTACAGGATCTCTGTAAGTGCAGTATGTATTTTTACTTAGGTGTATTTGCTTTAGTAAATCTCTGTTATTGAGATAGTTGACCTTCGCCGGGGCTTTAAAAGGTTTAACGGGAGTAGCTTCAGACAATAGATTTCTCCTTATTGTTTACTTATTATAACAGTTTTGTCGTAAAAAAACAACTATTTTTTTATAAAGTTAGCCGTTTTTAACTACGATAAATAAAGCATAGGATACTGAAATCACATGGCAACATCTGCACCTGCTCCAGTAGCAACAACATCAACTCAGTCACAAACGGTGAGTAATGTCAGCGAGTTAACTTTTGCTCAACGAGATCCTGCTGGGTATAAAGACTATGTTGCATTCAGAACAAAAGAAGCAAATGCATTAACTGAAAAATATACCGCAGAAGAAGTGGCAAATTTTGGAGCAAACGCTAGTGCAACCCAGCCAAGACAAGCAGCTATAGCTAATGCTACGTTAGCAGCCAACAAACAGTTTGCCCAGCAAATCGCAGCAGCAGGTGCAGGAACAGTAATACAGTCAACAAATCCGTTATTGCCAACACAGCCTGTTCCGCCGACGTCATCAAATACTGCTCCGGTTAACCCGGCTGTTAATCCGCAAGTACCACAGCCACAAGACTTGCCAAATCCTGCACCTGGCGAGTCTAGACTTATTAATACACTGGATGATTTTGGTGAACCAATACCACCGCCACCGGGATTCTTTGATCAACGCCGGGTTGCAGCACCTGCACCT